GCCGCCGCTTGTTGATTTTTCAATCAATTTAGAAATATTGTCTTGACCAGTGGTAGGGTCATAACCAGCAGATTTCAAAGCTTTAATTGCCGCTTGTTGATCTTTAGACGCTTGAATTTCTGTGGCGGGTATGAATTGACCTTGTGGATTTTCTTTTGTCGGCGGCGCGACAAATCCACCAGCTTGAGCATTGAACACCGGTTTGGTTGCGTTTTGTTGCGCTAAGCTAAGTTGGCCTTGGGCAACACCAAGTTGACCTTGAGAAACACCAAGCTGAGCTTTATGAATTGGCAACATTGCCGCTTCATTTGGCGTCATACCAACTGTTTGCGCTGGCGCTACTTCTTGTTGGAATGTAGGGCTGTTTGGATTTAAATCTATAAAGATCTTTTTGTTGTTGAGATTGACTTCCGTTGGCTTAGGCGCAGTCAAATTCAATTTTTCTTTGGCGTCAAGAATGTTAGTCAACATGCTTTTTTGCCATGCACCAAACGATGGCGCTTGCGCCAATTGACCTTTAAGCATGTCAGCTTTTTGTTGGTCAATATCACCATTGTTCAAATGTTGGTCAATGCTGGCAACTGCTTCTTGCGGGCTGTTTAGCGCGGCGATGTCTGAAATGGCTTTGTTGGCTTTATCAATTCGCTGTTTAAATTCAAGGCCAGACGTTTCAACATTTGTCTTTTTAAGCGCGGCGGCTTCTTGCTGTGCCTTAAACAATTTAGCTTGTACATCAGGAATCATGTGTCCTGCGCCGCTTTCAGCAAGGCTTTTTAACACTAGCGCATTATCTATAGCGCCCGTGTCAGTGTTGTACGCCCTCTCATACGCGGCGCTAAGCGCGTTTTGTGCGGCGTCTTGACGTTTGGCAGCTTCTAATTGATATTGCGCCAACGCATTTTGGTTTTGCGCGGCTCTAGCTTGTGCAAACTGGCCGTATTGCGCCAAAGGGTTGTCAAGCTGTATAGGTTTAAGGTTGAGCGCAATGCTTGGGTCAATGGTAGCCATGGTCTATCCTTTTGTCACAGCTTATTGATGTACTGTTGTTGGTTGTAAAAATTCAGGCCAGTACCCAGCGCGCTTGATAAAGCATTTGCTTGGCCGACGTATCCCGACGCGCGCGCATTTGCGCCAGACATTAACGCATTTGACGCATTTGCGCCGTAATTACCAAGGGACGAATTGATGTCACCCACCATGGTTTGACCATAGTTGCCAATTGTGTTGGCGGTGCTTTGACCTTGCCCCGCCAAACTTTGCAAAGGTTGCAACAAGTTAGCGCGGTTGGTTTGATAACGGTTAAACGCATTGGTGTACTCTTGCGACGCCAAGTCTTGGCCGTAGCGTTGCAATGCCTTGCCAGTGCCGCCAGACAGCAAGCCACCACGGGCTGCGGCTGAGCGTTCCAAAGCTTTTTGGCCTTCGCTCAAACGAAACGCATATCCTGGATCAGCTTGAAAATCTGACATGCTGAAATTTTTTGCCGCAGAACCATAGCCTTGAGCGCCAGTGTTGCCGCTCAAACCAAGCACATCCATCAGACGGTTTTGACCTTTCATTCCCGCTTGACGGAATGGTTCTTGCAAACCGACGTTTGCCGCAAACTGCTCTCTTGACAACGCAATTTGTTGGTCAGAAATTTGTTTGGCTATGTCAGAAGACTGCGTAGCCGCTGCGGCTTGTGTGTTTGATGCTTTATTGGTGGCGCTAGAACCGATGACTGCGCCGCCAACGAGTGCGCCTGCTACCCAAAAAGTCATGGCAACTCCTTAACTTTTAATTGATTACCGAGACTGTACATGCTGTTAGGTTCTTCTTCAACCAATTCTTCTTCAGCTTCTTCTACAGTCGTTGAATCTGTACGGTGAAACGTCATGCACAAAGCGTCAGTTTCAGCGTAAACAGCCCGTTTGGTGCCTGGCTTGCTGCACAACAAGTGCGGGCCAGTCACAACTTGAACGTTGTCATCAGTGGTAATTGCCACTGTGCCAGACACGATCAAATAAAAATGTTCTTTCTTATGGACTTTGCCCACCACCAGCACGCCCGCGTGGCGAAACACTTTGCGACAGTACATACCGCCGTGAAACACATGTTCAGTTTCAGGCTCATACGGCTCAAAATCCATCAGCGCATCTTGCAACGCTTGGACTTTTTCCCGCATCAAGTCGGGTGTTATGACATCGTTCACGAGATCTCCCGACCGCTGGCGCGGATGTTGATGGCGCTTGCTGTTCCGGCGATTGTAGAAATGAAACTGCCAGACGACAAGATCTGACCAACAATTTCAGGAAACGTGTACACCTCAGAAGCACCCAAAGTTTTCTGCTTGGTGATCAAGTTTTTATTGCCTGCCGTGTCGGTGTAAGTTACCAAATTGATGCTAAGTGTTGCAGACGTTCCGCTGAAATTGGTCGCTGTAAACTTGTCAATGATGGTTGTGACGTTGACGGCGGTGTATTGAGTCGTCTGAGTGGCTTCAGCAACTTTGGACGGAATTATATTTTTTGCCGTTACGGTCATGGTCTTTCCTTAAACAACGACCCAAGTGGAGCCGGAAGAAACGGTCACCGCAATACCACTGTTGACAGTTACGGGGCCAGCAGACAAACCATTGTTTCCAGTGGCGATAGTATAGCTTGTGGTCACCGTATTGGCGTTAATTTGTATGCCATTGCTCGAAACATGCGCCAAAGCTGTCAATTCACCTGTGGAGGGCTGGTACAGGTAGTTGGCGTTGCTGGTGTAGATTGTGGTTGGTGTGCCGGTCGTTGCCGCCGCAAACAATGGGTATAGGTTGGACGCTGTAGACGTGTCGTTGCTGATTGACGCGCCAGACACGACCGCAGCCCAAGTGCCGTCGCCCCGCCAATAGGTTGACGCCGACGCGCTGGTGCCGCTGTTCAGATTGGTGACCGGCAGGTTGCCGGTGACTTGCGTGGCCAAGTTGACATTGCTAAGTGTGCCACCCAACGTAATAGTGCCGGTAGTGGTAATTGGCCCGCCAGTCAGGGTTATCCCATTAACAGAGCCCGCAGTGCCCACGCTGGTGACCGTACCAAAGTAATTCTCGCCTGCGCCAGCCGGTGGGCCAATTTGCAACTCGTCCAACGAGGTCGTGTTGCTACCGCCGCCGGTCAGGTTGAACAAGTTCAAGAAAAACCGATACCACTCACGCGACATCAAACCCGTCCTGGGGTCGATAAAATCGACCCGCGAGGAAGGTATGTTCGTTATATTGAGTTGATCAGGCATTGGTCGGGCTCAGAATTAACTCAGCACCGACAATAGCAATTTTTACTGGGTCAGTGCCGGACACCTCGTAAACCCTATCCCGCAACTTCATCGTCATACCAAGCCGACGCCAAAACACCCTGCGAAAATATTGGCCAATTTTGCCCATCGGCGACCAATGCTCGTTTGACCATGTGTGGCCGCCATCGTCTGACCAGCGCAAAACAACTTGAGGGTCGTCGCCTTGGCCAGAATTTAAGCCCACGCCTGACTGGCAATCCAATTGCAAGCTGTGCTGAGCTGAACGCTTAAGGTTGTTTTGGCCGGTGGGCAGCGCGCGCCATGAGCGCAGCCATTTTTGAATGCCGCCGTTGTCAGCAAACACATCAAGGTCAAAACGGTAAATGTTGCCGTTTTCATAGTCGCCCACAATGATGTTGCCGCCAAAGTTGCACTGACAGTTGGAACGATGGCGCATAAAAGCACCGTTATCCCAACCTGCGCGCTCATGCCAAGCCTGAGTGGCCACGTCGTAAACCCATGTGGCGTTGCCGGTCGGAAATGTCAGGACATAGAAAGCATGGCCTTCTTGCTGGTATGTGTAGGCAATGGCATCGGCCAAATTGCCGTACTGGGCGATGGCGTACTCGACCGCATGGGTAGACACCCGTTGGCCGGTATAGCCGTTGGCACGGTAGACAATGCCTTGGCCACGGGCGTCAGTGCCCAGCCAAAACAAACCGTTGTCCAGCTTGGCAATTGAGAACGCCGCCACGCAACCAATTTCGTTAAACGCGCCTTGAATGCGGGCGAGCGGAAAGTCGGCCAAGCCAGCGTCGTACCAAACTTCCACTGAATCGGTGCCAAACAACCATGCTTCGCGGTGGTCAACAATCAAGCCAACCAAACCGTCGGGTGAGCCCTCGGCGCTGGCAAAATCCAGCGCGTCAATTTGAGTGCCTTCAAAAATGTTGGTCACCCACACTTTTTGGCTGTCTGGCTCGTTGAACACAAAATAGCCATCCAAGTAGCCCACAGTCACCGCGCCAGGAAAATCTGGGTCAGTGATTTGTTGGAATACGTTGGTGACTTCGTTGTAGATGTAGCTGGGGCCGTTGCAAGCAAAAAAGATCTGTGTGCCGTTGTCGGCAATCGACACAGGGCCAGTGCCCGACACCGTACCAAGCAGCGTCGGTGTTCCGGTCATGCTGTTGAGTTTGAACACTTGAACGCCTGACACGACATAGAAGTCCGTGCCGTTTGTTTGATGCGCCCACAGCCCACGGATGGGGCCTGTGCCAACAGTTTGAAGGAATTTGAGGCCAGGAGCCCTATTCAAAAAAGCAGGCTCTTTGCCGCCTTCTGGAATGGCTTCTGGAAACAAATTCACCATGCGATTGTCGGCAGCATTGACGCTGCGCGCGACGTAGCTGGAGCCGAGAATCGGACTTTTCATCAGTAGTTACCCGCATAGATGTTGAAACGCTGGCGTGTGGCCACGATAGCGTAAGGCATCGACATCACGTCGTCAGGGTTGTTGATGCGCTTCAAGTTGCGCTTGGATGTCATTGCAATTCGTTGCACTTGGGGGCTAGGCTCAACACCAAACTCAGGCGCGATTTCCATGGCCAAGTTGTACGTGAATGCGCGCAGATAACCTGGTGGAAACAGGATTTCGGTCACCAGCGTGGCAGGCTGATCCAGCTCTTGCACACTGATAAAGTGCCATTCCAAGTCGCGTGTGGGCTTGGGATAGACCGTCATCTGAATGTTAGGGTATTCCATATTTATCCACATGACCTGTGGATAAGTGGAAGTGACCGTTTTCACAGCAATGCCGTCGTACTGCTGCTGATTGATAAATTTGATGCCAAACGACACGTTGGTGCCTGGGTCGCGGTAGTATGTTGCATCGTCCAACAAGACTGGGCGAACACCTACAAAGTCGCCAGATGGGCCAAGATGGCGTTGAATTTCGCCAGCAGGCCAAGTAAACACTTGGTCAATGGTGTTAAAAATTGACAACCGCTCAGTGTTCCATGAGTCGATCATTTGATTGAGCGCGGTTAACGCGTCTTGAGAAGTAGCCGCAGAAGGTGTTTCACCTTCAGCCAACACACCCAGCAATCGCAATGCTCTGTTAATTTGATCGCCAGCAGTGTATGTGGCCATGTTTATGCTCCTTGTTCGACCGCCTCTACTGGTCGGCTACGACGACGTTTTACTTCCAGTTCGTTTACAACAGGAGCCACCTCATCAGGTGTGTCTAAAGTATATCGCACCCAGCCATTTTTTTCATCCGCAACAGCTTCCATTTCCATGTAAGCTATTTTTTTGCCGTGAATTTCGTGCTTGAGATAGATCATGTGAGAAAGGGGCTGTTTAGGCCCCTTGGGTTTATGCTGCGCCGTGGATGATGCAGTAGTTGATGACAACAGCTTCAGACAATGTGCCGCCTGAAATGTTACGCAATGTGATACTGACAGAACCAGTAGTAAGCGCGTTGGCAAATACATTGTATGAGCCAGGGGTTGCTTGACCGCCAGAAATAGTCAAAATCACGGTGTCGTTGGCGCTGATCAATACGTTATTCAATGTGAATGTTGCATTGGTAGCAGTTGCCAATGATGCGTTGTTCATTGTGATACGGCCTGCAGATTTATCCAGCGTTACCGCTGTCGATTTGCTTGTTGCCTGTGTCACAGTACCTTGAGCAGACGCGGCGTAACCGATCTCCTCAGTTGCGTACATAGTGCTGAATTCGGGATCCAGATATGCAACGCCAGTAGCTTTTGTGTTTGACATGATTGATCCTTTAAGAAAGGGGGCCGAAGCCCCCATTCAGGTTTAGCACATGCGGTACAAAGTCCATGCACCGTCGCCTGTTTTACGGGCGCGCCATGCAGCGGATGTCAATGTCGCAGAAGTAGCTGTACCAACCAAAGTCCAACCAGTTCCCACTGCAATAGTGAGAGTGCCTGCACCTGTGTTGAT